TTAGGTATTAATGCGTTAAATTGATTTTTGGTTAATTTTCCTGTTATTGGTTCAAGAGCTTCTTTCATTACTGCTCTGTTGAAATCTGCTAATGCTGTTATTCTTGCAGTTTGAATTGGACTACCTACACCTACTAATGATGATGTAGATTGTTCTAAGTTTTGTATAACATTACCTACTACATTTCCTTCACCACCAAATGCTTGACCTGTAGTTACTCTAATGTCTTTGTTCATTAGTTTTTTTGCTAGTTCAGTTGTTTTAGGTAAAATTTTTGCTGTTGCTCCACCTAAAGCACCACCTAAAGCACCACCAGTAGCTACACCCAATGCTTTACCTTCAACACCTTCACCTGCTCCTGCTCCGTATATGCCACCAGATACAGCACCAGTTTTTACAGCTTGTCCTACTTTACTAGCATCAGCTAATTTTTTTGCTCCTTGAACTGCTTTAATACCTGCACCACCTACTAACATAGTAGGTAAAGATCCGGCTATTTCTGAACCATAAGCAAGTACAGGGTTTTCTTTTCTAAATCTATCTAGTTTTCCTCTAGATTGTTTTATTGCTTCTTCATAAGTAATATCACCAGATGTTGCAGATTTAAACAATGCCTCTATTTCATCAGCAAAACCAAATGTAGCTCCTTGTGAAACTGCTCTAGTTAAATCACCTGCTAAACTTGATTCACCAATATTTTGAGAATTATTGTTATTAGTAGTTGGAGTTTGATAACTTTGTAAAAGTTTTAATTTTTCATCTCTTGTCATTTTGCAACTAATCCTCTTTTGTTTCTTTCATTAAAATATTTATCTAAATCTTCATCATTTAAAGTAGTAGGATTTATTGATAGCAATTCATTATCTGTTAAATCTTCGTATTCTAACAAACCAAGACCAGTAGTAATATCTGAAGTAAATATTTTTAATTGATCTTTAGTAAACTCAATAGGTTTTTTTCTTGGGTAGCCTGAGTTACCATATTCTTTATCAACATTATAATTATACTGTCTAAGATTAATTTTATACTCATCATAAGTTTCTTTAAACATTTGAGATATTGCTCTACGAACTGCTTGTGGACTTTGTAAAGAATCAACATTACCACCTAAAGCATCAATTATTCTTATTGCATCTTGTTCTGTCATGACACCACCACCAACAATATTTTTTCTTGAAGCACCAATCAATCTTTGTAATTCTCCATTAGCTACTTTTGTTGCTAATTCTTTTTCTGTTAATCCTTCACCAAAAAATGTTTTAAATATAGTTGAGTATTGATCTGCTAATCTTCTTATGCCTTGATTAGTGTCACTTTGCAGACCTAAATATCTTTCATAACTTTGTAAACTTCTTTCATTGTTTAATAAATTACTTTCAATAGTTTGCATTTCTCTAAAATCTGCTAATCCAAAAGTTTGTTGACCAATGTTTCTTATTTCGTAGTCACCTATTACTTTTTTAATATCTTTGTTCGGAACTTTAGCACCATTTATTTCTGCATACATTCCACCTTTAGATGAAAAATATCCGTACTCATTACCATTTTTATCTATTACTAAACCTCTATAAACTGGTTCTCTATAATTTTGTTTACCTGCTTTTAATTTATTTATTTCATTTTCAATTTCTTGTTGTTGTTTTGCTTCAGCATATTGATAACCTGGTTTTATAGTATCTAATAGTGTTTTAGGTGTATCTGAATAACCGGTGTCCATTCCCATAAAGAAATCCATACCATAATCTGATTGTGCAAACTCTACACCTTTATCAAAAGCGTTTTTAAGTAAACCACCAAAAGATGATTTTTCTTTTTTATCTTGTGATAAAATTCCTTTGTTTGCTGTTTCAATATTTTCTTGATTACTTTTTGGTTTAAAATTTAATATACCTGTATTATTATCTACATTATTAGATTTTTTACCTTTAACATTTAAGTAACGAGCATTTGGATATGTTGGATTTGCAACAGTACCACCACCAAATCTACTTGTAACAGCATTACCAACATTTTGAAATGATCCTGTCATTTCATCACCTTTGTATGGGTTTTGATAATTAAAACTATCTCGTAAAAGAGTTCTTCTTGGTTTAGGAAAGTTGGCCATCATAAACCTATTATTATTTGGTGAAATTACATTTGGTTCTACAATGGGTTCTGTAATACTTGTACCAAACCTTGTTCCTGAATTAGTACGAATTTTAGGTGTTTCATTATTTGTTACATAAGATGAATTAAATAAATTTGTAATTCTATTTCCTACCGGTTCATTTGATCTATTTAATAAACCAAATGAGTACATAGGTTTATTAGATGCAACAGAATAAGGATAATTAAAAGTTACCATTAAAAGAACCCTCCAAGTAAGCCACCACCGATTGCACCATAAAGAGGATTCATTCCAGGAATATTTCCTGCAAGATTAGATCCAATTCCTGCACCTTGTAGTATGCCTCCACCAATATTTCTAAATACTGGTTTAGTTGATACTTCAGTTGAAGGTACGTTTGCACCTAATGCACCTAAGTATTGATTTAATTTAATATATGGTTTTTGTTCTTGATAATCATATCTAGCAATAGCATCTTGTAGTTTCGCTTGTTCTAAGTTTTCTTTTTCTGCTCCTACTTGTTGTAATCTTGCTATATCATTATAATCCATTTCACCCAGTTGAGGTGCTGTCATCATGGTATTAGCCATGAGTTCTCTCTCACGATTATATTGATCGCCATATACTTGATTAGCAAGTTCTCCTAAAGAGTCTGCTAATACTTCTTGATTAGCTCCTGAACCAAATCTACCTGCTTTTGTAAATTGTGAATTAACTTTAGATGTTACATCACCTGCCATTTGATTAAATAATGCTTGGGAGTAAGGATTAGAACCAGGTGTTAAGTAATTACCGGCTAGTATGTTTGATGCTTCCGTTTGTGATTGGTTAAGTAAAGGGTTGCCAGATAATGCCCTTGATGTTGCTAGGTTTAAAGCAGTAGAAGTTTCTGGTGAAAAATCTGTGTACGTTGCATTAGGAAAGAAATTAGGCGTACTACCTTCGTACAAATCTTGTGCAGAGTTTATTGCCTGTTCATAATATGGTCTAATAAATTCTGATGGTTCTGCTGATGTAGTCGTAGTGACGTTTGTTGGGTTTGATCCTTTACTCATAATTCTTTACTCATTAAATATATATTTTGTTTAAATCCTTGTAATTTACGCAACCAACCTTTTCGCCCTGCTACCTCAATAGTTTGGCAAAAATTATTTGTTGCAAATAGTTCAATTTTATCTTGTATGGGTTCTAACCAGTTATCTAGGTTATTACCTCCTGCGAGAACATATCGTAAGATACGTTTGCGTGGATAGTCTGCTACCTCTGTAACAACTGCACTTTCCACCTTATCGTTCTCCCAACTTATAAAAAGTTGAAACCTGTTTAATATTAATCCGTCTAGTATATCTCTAGCTGTATAAGTATCATCTAAAGCTCTTTCTACTAATGGCTCTACTTGTTGCCATACCATAGCTATATCTTCTTTTGGTACTTGCGTAATCACCCTATAACAATATAGCCAAATGTTTGATCGGCATTAGATGAACTAGCATGAGTTAATGTTGCTGTTCCGTTTGTTCTTGCTGACACATACAAATTTGCTTTTGCTGTATTTGCGTTAGCTGTAGTTGGCATAAACAATATAATAGAGTTACCACCTAATCTTGCATCTGTAAGCGTTGTTGTTGTTTGACTTGCTCGTAAAGTTATAGAGCCTGTACTGTTTAGTTTTCCGTTTATTGTGTTGTTTAAGCTGTTAGATACAAGGCGTAAATGTTGGCCATGATCCGGCATTGAAATAGGTACACCAGGAAACTGATTGTCTGCCATTATCTTTTGCCTTCTGGTCTTGCCTCTATATCTACTCCTGACATGGTGTTAAAGTTGCCACTTACCGATACTCGTATTCTATGATAACGAGAATTAGATCTAAGAGGACAATCACCACTATCTTGTGTTGAAACTGCTGTGCCAACAGATATGTTATCTAACTGTGATGCTCTTGTAATAGGCGTAACAGTAACAGTTGTGCTGTTATCATCACCATCTACAATCGGTCTAACATTAATAATAGATGATCTTCTACCTTCTGCACCTTCAAACTCTGTTGTATCAACTGTAGCTGATAAAGATGTAGAAATAAATTTACCAAATTTATTGTCAGAATTAAATCCTGCTAAACCTACAATACCTTCTCCATAAAAATAAGAGTCTAACGATTTAGGTAAGTTATCTAAATCACCTAATACATCTAAACTTTCTAATGTCGTAAAGGCTTCTTGTGAGGCACTTGATATAAATTGTAAATCTAATCCTGATCCGGTGGACCATTTATCTACACTATAATTATAAATAATTAATTTATTATTTACGGAAGATGTAGAAGTAGCACCTGATCCTCTGTAGGACCATACAACAACACTATTGTTTGGATCTACTGCACCACATACTCCATCTAAATTAGATGTAAGATCTTTATAAAAGAAATCATCTACTTTACCATTTCCTATTGGTGATAATTGTTGGCCACCAGTAAGTTTATAAAAACCATCTTGTGCTAGAAAAAATATCATGTTTCCAAAAGACACAATGCTCTTGTCACAAAACGCCCCTATATTGTCTGAAATTTTATCAAACCTAAATATCAATGGTGTACCTTCGTAACTCATTCGGTAAATAGCTTTTTCAAAAAAAACTATACCTGATGATTCACCACCTACTATGCCGACAAGGTTTCCATGTTCACCAACTATATCTTGAAACCC